GTTGTATTCTTTGGCAGTATCATTCTCACTGTCGCATCTGTTGTTATTTTAGTGGGTGCCATTATTTCTATTATATTTAGTCTCTTTTAATGGTATAATACATATATTATAAAATAAAGCTATAGAATACATTGATAAATAGGGCTCTATAGATTTTCGTCATATAATCGTCAAAAATAATTAACCAAAAATATTTGCCACGTTATCCGCAGCATTTTTTCTCATTTCATCTGAATAATGGATATATGTTTTAATAACCGTATTTATATTATCTCCAAGTAAACTGGCAACAGTCTGTATGTCTACATTATTGCCTAATAATGTAGTAGCGTATGTATGTCTAAACATATGAATTGATTTTCCGGGAAGAAACCGTTGAATTAGTTCATTTAATTGACTGCTTCGACTAGTGCGAAATGGAAATAATCTATCCGATCCGTTACATTGATGCTGTTTTAATAAATTAGAAAGTATAGGCGGAATAGGAATTATACGAATACTATTTTTACTTTTTGGTAATTTAAAGTTATATTTATTACGTTCACATTGTGCCCATTGCTTAGAAATTGATATAGTATTATTGTCAAAGTCTATATCAGACCATTGTAATGCTATAATCTCACCATACCTCGCACCTGTATATCTTGCTATATTGCATAACAAATAATACGTTGGGTGACTATGTTCAATATTATGTAAAAGCATGTCCATATCTTCTATTGGAATTGTTGTGATTGATCGTGTACTTTGTTTACGATATCTCTTAATGGCGGCACATGGATTATTGCGAATTAACCGATATGGATTGATAGCATAATTAAAAACGGCACGTAGTAATACAATACACAAATTTTTACTTGCCGCTGATTTTGACAAATTAGAAATCAATGTAAAAATATCGGAATGGGTAATATCACGCATTCTTCTGTCATGTAAGGGCTCACAATATTTCTCCATGATATTATTGTATATCAGTACTGAATTGGCGGATATATTAATCTTTTCCCGAATGTAAATCTGATAAAACTGAATAAGCGTTATATCTTTTAGACTGTCATCAAGCGGATTGGTGACAGTCTTTTTTAATTCATCAATAATCTTTTGTCCATAAAGCTTTGCTTCTCTTTGAGTAGCAAAACCCTGTTTGGATTTTTGCCTCCATTTTATACCGTCTTTATAGCTAACAATAATTTGATAGCCTTTGTCTTTCTTGCGAATGGTAAAGTTGTATTGCATGGTTACACATCCTTGCTATTAACCACGTGATAAAAGAATTCCTCATCTATATCTTCATCTAATTCTCTATCATGAGCGATCCGTTCTATTAAATTGATATGTTCCTTAGAATGAAAGTCATCGTGTTTAATATGTCCTAATTCGTGTAGTACACTAACTCGTTGAGCATCAAAAGGCTTATTTAAATTAACCAGTATAGAATGACTGCCATCTTCATTAAGACGTACTACTGCTGTTTGTGTTTTCTTTAATTGCGTATAGATCAAGTTAATAGACATAACAACACTCTCCCCTGATAGAATTAATTAGATAAAGGTTCGTTAAAATACATATTATATGATTTATGAAATATATACATTGCAACTTCGTAACTCGGAGAATATACAGGCGCTTTACCAGAAGGGGATTTCCCAAATGGGAAAGAAGATATAGAAGAAATTTTATTTCCATTTAAATCATACCGAATTAAAGTATTTATTTTAAACTTTACCCCATTATCATTTGTAAATTCTCTTGCTAAATCATTAACTTCTCCAAATTTTAGTGCTAGCATTTTTAAACTTCTATCATAATTAAAAAAAGAAGTCTGATTCGCTTCTACAATATTGTTTTCATCGTACCATATAGAATATACAGTAGTGTTAATAGCATAATATGGCGGATTATATCTTGATACAACAATCGTTGAATTATCAACATACGCTTCATGCGTTTGGTCTGAATACACTAATGTATACTGATTTGGATTATTACGCAATTCATTTAAAGAAATTGCATTACATGATAAAGGAATAAATAATATATAAATTAATATTAATAACTTCTTCATTCTACTTTCCCTCACGTTTCTTTAATCCCTCAATTAAATTAACAACAAAATCAATATCATCTTTTGACATGTCTTCAGCTGCATCAAACAACAATCGCATGTCTGGATTATCCTTTAATTTATTGGCGTATTCCGCTACTTCAGGATCTATATAATATGAATCATTATTTAAGCCCATTAACTCTTCTGGAGAAACATGCAAGGCTTTTGCAAATGCATAAATTTTAGATTGTGGTATATCAATTTTCCCAGCTTCAATTTTAGCAATGCTTGTTCTATCTTTATATCCTACTTGACGAGCTAATTCTTCTTGTGATAGTTCTAATTTTTCTCGTAAAGCTTTGATATTGGCATATAGTTTCATAGGTTTTACCTTTCTTTTTAATGCCCCTTACAAAGTAAATATATTATATATGTGAAAAAAAATCAACATTTTTGTAATTTATTGTTGACACATAATCACCCTTAGGGTATATTATAGGTGTGATTAAAAATCACGTTATAAAAGGGGGTGAATAGATGAAGAGTTTAAAAGACGTGATTATTGAAAAAGGATTTCGTATCTCGTGGATAGCAATTCAGCTTAATATTACAAGATACACGCTATACAAAAAAATCAATGGAGTAACCGAATTTACGGCATCTGAAATTGCAAAATTAACAGAAATCTTACATTTATCAAACCTTGAGGTTAAGTCTATTTTTTTTAAAAAGTATAGTGATTTAAAATCACATCAATAATATTAAAAAAAATAATACAAAGGAGATGAACCATGTTAGTACAAAATCAAAAAGACTTGTTAGTAGCTAACAAAGTCTATGGAAACACATCAACTGTATTCGGTTGGGCTGGTCGCAACGCTAAGTATGCTGAATACTGGCGGAAACTTATTAGAGAATACTTTGCTAAACGACATACAAGCAGATTATTTAGAAAGTCTATCCACGGCAAAATTAAAAAATGTCGTGAAGCAGATAGAATGGCAAAAATTGAATCAAGAATTCCAGTATGGAACCCATAATTTTTAAAAGGAGAAAATCATGCACGAAATTAAAACAGAACTTAAAAAATACATATTAACTTTGATGACAGATGGCTCTACACCAACGCAGATACTTCCGGATTTAATCAGACAATATGAAGTACTAGATCAAAAATATCCAGATTCCAAACAATCAATAGAATCCGCAAGTTTTGAACAAACTTTTGAAGAACGTTTACAAGGGCCTATTAAAGTGATTACTGCACTTTTAAAGAATAAAGCGACTAGAGATAGAAATTATCGTGAAGTAACTATTCGTGATAATGAAGCGTTTATTAGTGAACGTGACGCACGGCATCCTTTAATAAGCTCTCATACCAGAGTTATTTATGAAGATAAAAATTAATGGAACCCATAGTCTACACAATAAAGGATGTTGCAGAACTGCTTCAATGCAGTGAAAGCAGCGTCAACAATCTTAGGGAACGTGGCATCCTACGTGAAGTAAAAGGACTTCCGGGCGTCCGCTTTAACAAAAAAGAAGTTAATGCGCTCGTAGGGATTGTAGATGAATACAGTCCACTACAATACAGGAAGTTAGAAAGGGAGCGTGATAGCTTACTTAAAGAAAACGAAAGCCTTAAAAATACTATAAGAAAAATAACCAGTGATTTACTGGTTATGGTAGGAGGGGATTTGAAGTTATGATTACTGCTTTAAAATGGGTGGCTTTCATATGGATTATTGGATCCATGGGGAGCCTTGAAATCGATAGAATTGGATTTCTCCAATTTCTATTACAATTCATTATTGGCGGACTTGCTTGGATTTTCGCCGATGTTTACGAAAAAGAAAAAGCCCGCTATTAGCCTTGGACAGCTAGCGAGCTAGGTAAAATAACCTAAATAAATTATAACATGGAGAAGAAACATGCAAAAGAAAATTGAAATCATATTAACACCTAAAGATAATGGCGGTCATGATATGGAATTTGTCTTAAATAAAGATGAATTTAATGGTGGGGAACTAGAAATTGCAGCACTTTTGGTTTCAGCTGCTCATAACTTTGGACATAAAAATCTTAATGTTACGCAATTTGTAGCATTTTTAGAAGCCACCAAAGATATGTGTGAAAAACAAAAAGGAATGGCTCTCTTAAATGAGTTACTTAATACATTTGAAAAGGAGAAAACAAATGAATAAAAAACAACAAATCCTAAATCTAACTAATATTTGTGATGGTACTCAAGAATAAGGAGCAAATACATGAAGGAATCTATAAAAATAAACTCATTCGAACTGGAAAATGTGAAACGCGTTAAAGCCGTTTCATATGAACCATCCCTTAATGGATTAACCATTATTGGTGGAAAGAATGGACAAGGGAAAACATCTATCCTTGATGCCATTGCTTGGACACTAGGTGGTGCAAAATTTGAACCATCCAGTGCGGTACGTGATGGAAGCTACAACCCACCTAAATTAGAAGTTAAGCTATCTAATGGACTTGTAGTAACTCGAAGTGGTAACAGCAGCACATTAAAAGTCGTAGATCCAGAAGGTAAAAAATCTGGTCAACGTATTTTAGATGGATTTATTGGCCAATTAGCCTTAGACCTTCCTAAGTTCATGGAAATGAGCGATAAGGAAAAGGCCCAAGAATTATTAAAATTATTGGGCGTAGAAGACGAGTTAAATAAACTTGAAGGTAAACACCAAGAGGTATATGCAAAACGTCATTCTATAGGGCAAATTGCAAATCAAAAGGATAAGTACGCTAAAGAGTTAGTCGGTTATGATGATGTACCACTTGAACCAATTAGCGCATCGGAACTTATCCAGCAACAACAAACCATCTTATTGAAAAATGCAGAGAACCAAAAGAAACGTAATAACGTTTCAGCTATTCAAGCTCAAATGGTTACTGTAAATAACTTGGTTGATGAAGCGCAAAAGAAACTCGAAGAACTACAAGCTAAGCAAGCGCAATTAGCTGAAGATTATGATATTGCAACAACGGCAGCTAAAGACCTTGAGGATGAATCTACGGCTGAACTCGAGGAGCAAATCAAAAATGTAGATGCCATTAATCAAAAGGTACGTGCTAATCAAGAACGTGCAAGAGCATTGCAGGAAGCCGCTGATTATAAAGCAGATTATGATAACTTGACTGGTGAACTTGAAACCATCAGAGAAGATAAAAATAAATTGCTTGAATCTGTACAAATGCCATTGCCGGGGCTCTCAATTCAAGATGGTGTTCTTATTTTTAATGAACGACAATGGGACTGCATGAGCGGTGCAGAGCAATTAAAAGTGGCTACGGCCATTGTTAGAGCTTTAAATCCTAAGTGTGGATTTGTACTTATGGATAAACTCGAACAAATGGATGTAGACACTATGAAAGAATTTGGGGCTTGGCTTGAATCGGAAGGCCTACAAGTCATTGCCACTCGTGTTACTAATAACCAAGATGAATGCTCCATCATCATTGAAGATGGACACATTAAAGGTGAAGAGTACAGTAATGTGGCGGCACCAGTTAATGATACTAAACCTGAAAATGAGTGGGGTGAATTTTAATGAATATTATAACAGGTAAACGAAAACGAGCACAAAAGGTGGTTGTGTATGGTGTCGAGGGGATTGGTAAAACAACCTTTGCCAGTCACTTTCCATCTCCTGTATTTATTGATACAGAAGGCAGCACAGACCATTTAGATGTGGCTCGTACAGATAAGCCTACATCATGGCAAATGCTTATTTCCTTTGTTAAGGAATTTGCAACAATGCCGGGGTTCTATCGGACTTTAGTTATTGACACGATTGATTGGGCGGAACAGTTATGTGTTGAGTACATCTGTGCTAAACATAATAAATCTGGTATTGAAGACTTTGGATATGGTAACGGATATGTATTCGTCCGTGAAGAAATGGGCCGGTTCTTAAATCTGCTTGATGAAGTTATCAATGCAGGTATGAATGTTGTGCTTACGGCGCATGCTCAAATTAGGAAATTTGAGCAACCAGATGAATTAGGCGCATATGATCGATTTGAATTGAAACTTGGCAAAAAGACAGGAAGTCAAACGTCTCCACTTATTAAAGAATGGGCGGATATGGTACTTTTTGCCAATTATAAAAACGAAATCATCACTACTCAAACAAACAAAAAGAAAGCAACCAATGGTAAGCGTTTAATGTACGCTACTCATAACCCTGCATGGGATGCTAAAAATCGTCATGGATTATCAGATATGATGCCTTTTGAATATAGTCAAATTGCCCACGTCATCCCGGATGACATATTACCTACAGCAGCGGCTACAGAATTAAATGCTGCTGCATCTGCTAAAGAATATGCTCCGGAAGTAACGGAAGCAGCTAAAGCACAAATTGGGGAAGTTACTACAACACAACCTATAACAGCACCACCACAAGAAAATGTTAACACTAACAAAAACGAAACACCATTAGTTGAAACGGCTATTCCTAAACCATTAAAAGACTTAATGGTTAAAGATGGTATCACATTAGAACAAGTTCAATCAGTAGTAATCGCTCGTGGTAAGTATCCAGCTGGTACACCATTTGAAAATTATGATCCAGAATTCGTTAATGGATGGATTATCCCATTCTGGCCAAATATTGTTGAAGCAATTAAGAAAGGAAATTAATTATTATGACAGCACAAAGCAATTTTGAAACATTCGGTAAAGCAGAAGAAGTATATTCATTTGACCAACCTATTTTAGCGGAAGAACGTGAATACACATTACTTGAAGCTGGTTCTTATCCATTTGTAATCACAGATGTAGCAAAGAAATTTTATGAACCTAAAGAAGGTAGCAAGCTACCATCTTGTCCACAAGCTCAAATTACTCTCGAAGTAGATGGTGGTGATCAAGGTAAAACAAAATTGATTCACAACTTATTCTATACGAAATCTACAATCTGGAAAGTTACAGAACTATTTATGGCCGTAGGACTAGCTAAAAAAGGTGAAAATTACAATCCGGACCCTGACCAATTAATGGGTAAATCCGCTATGTGTGAATTAACACAACAAGGCTATGTAAAAAATGATGGCAATAATGGCGTTCGTAACGAAATTAAAAAATGCTTTGCAAACCCTAATGCTCAAACCAATGGATACGGTGCATTCTAATGAAACTTAGACCGTATCAACAGCAAGCTGTAAACTCGATATGGCATGAATGGGAAACGGTTAATAAAACATTGTTGGTTCTTCCGACTGGCACAGGCAAAACAATCTGTTTTGCCAAAGTTGCGGAGGAAGCGGTTCGCAGGGGTAAGCGTGTTCTTATCCTTGCGCATCGTGAAGAACTATTACAGCAAGCTTCTGACAAAATTATGAGTGCGTCAGGACTTACAACGGCAATGGAAAAGGCTGAACATACATGTCTTGGACAATGGGACCGCATCATAGTTGGTTCTGTTCAAACATTATGCAAAGACAAACGATTGTCAATGTTCAGTAAAACGTACTTTGATGTCATTATCATTGATGAAGCACATCATGCTGTATCCAGTAGCTATCAGGCTATATTAAATTACTTTGACCAAGCAAAAGTCTTGGGCGTAACGGCTACACCAGATCGCTCGGATATGAAAAATTTAGGACGTGTATTTGAAAGTTTAGCATTTGAATATACACTACCTAAAGCTATTCAAGAGGGGTTCTTGTCTAAGATTAAGGTGCAAACTTTACCGCTCACATTAGATATCTCATCGGTTAAGATTTCAACTGGTGATTTTGCTGTGGGAGATATCGGTAGAGTATTAGAACCTTACTTAGAAGAAATAGCCAATAAATTAATGGAATACAGAGATAGAAAAATTGTTGTGTTCTTACCGTTAATTGCTACCAGTCAACGATTTTGTGAAATTCTTAATGAACGAGGATTTAAAGCAGCAGAAGTAAACGGCAAAAGCCAAGACCGTACAGAAATTACACAAGCATTTGCTGAAGGTAAATATAATGTACTTTGTAATTCAATGCTGCTCACGGAAGGATGGGATTGCCCAAGCGTTGATTGTGTTATTGTATTACGTCCTACTCGGTCTCGTGCCTTGTATTGTCAAATGATAGGACGTGGTACACGTCTTTCACCGGGTAAAGATCATCTATTAATTTTAGATTTTCTATGGCATGTGGAGCGTCACGAATTGTGTAGACCGGCTCATTTAATCGCTAAGTCAGATGATGTGGCCAAGCGCATGACGGAAATTCTTGAAGAAAAAGGAATGGACCTCGAAGAATGCGAAAGGGATGCAGAATCTGATGTATTGGCTCAACGTGAAGAAGCACTTGCAAAAGAACTTGCTGCTATGCGCAAGAAAAAAGCACAACTTGTTGATCCATTACAATTCGAGTTTTCTATTCAAGCTGAAGACCTTACTCATTATGTACCTGCCTTTGGCTGGCAAATGACATCTATAACGGATAGTCAAAAGAAAACACTTGAGCAATTTGGCATTAATGGTGACAGTATTGAAGACGCGGGCAAGGCATCAATGCTTATTGATAGGCTTCAAAAGCGCCGTGAAGAAGGCTTGTCTACTCCTAAACAAATTAGATTCCTTGAAAACAAAGGATTTAAGAATGTAGGAACATGGAGCAACAATCAAGCTTCTAAAATGATTAGTCGTATTAGTGCTAGTGGTTGGCGCATTCCTAAAGGTGTAGTGCCTGCTACATACAAGCCACCTGTAGAAGAATTCATTCCTCAATGGTAAGGAGTAAACATGGAAAGCAAAATTGATTTACGAGAATTACTCGAATATATAGACCCTGCCCAATGCTCCTATGAGGAATGGTTAAACGTAGGACTTGCTCTCCATCAAGAGGGCTATCCTATGTTTATATGGGAAGAATGGTCTGCAGATGATGGAGAACGATTCCATGAAGGTGAATGTGCTGCTAAATGGGAATCATTTGGTCGGTATACTGGAAAACTTGTTACAGGTGCAACGATCACTCAAATGGCAAAAGAAAACGGATGGACATCAAAACGTAAGCTTGAAAATAATGAGGCATTAAGTTTTGACTCCATGGTATTGGCCACAACTCCGGAACAATATCAAGTCGTTGATAAGAACTGGATAGAAGAATCTGATGTTCATATTCCTAAATCATATCCTTTAGAGCAACGTAAACAAGATATTGTTACATATCTGACTACGTTATTTGAGCCAGAGGAATACGTTGGGTATGTAGTTAATACATTCTCCTTACCAGACGGCAAACAGTCCCCTACGATGGGAAATTATAGCCGCACGGTACAACAAATCATAGATGGTATTAACGGTACGACACAATTAGAAAATGTGTTTGGCAGCTTTAACAAAGAAATGGGTGCATGGATTCGCTTTAATCCAATTGATGGTAAAGGTGTTAAAAATGATAATGTAACCGCATTTCGGTATATGCTCTTGGAGTCTGACAATATGTCACTCGGAAAACAAAAAGCCATTCTTGAACAATTAGAGTTACCAATCGCAGCCATGGTATTTAGTGGTGGTAAATCAATTCATGCAATCGTTAAAGTAGATGCTTACTCCTATGAGGAATACAGAAAGCGTGTTGACTTTATATATTCCATTGCTCAAAAGAATGGTTTTAAACCAGATAAAAAAAATCGTAATCCTAGCCGATTGTCTCGAATGCCGGGCGTTATGCGTGATGGTAAGCCCCAATTCCTTATGGCAACCAATATTGGTAAAGAAAACTATAAGGAATGGGAAGAATGGATCGCATCCGTTAATGATGACTTACCGGAGCCAGAAGAACTTGACGCATTATGGGATAACATGCCAGACCTTGCACCTCCATTAATTGAAGGAATTCTTCGTGAAGGACATAAGATGCTCATTGCTGGACCATCTAAAGCAGGTAAATCATTTGCGTTAATTCAATTATGCATTTCCATTGCTGAAGGTAAGCCGTGGTTTGGATTTGACTGCACGCAAGGTAAAGTTTTATACGTCAATTTGGAACTTGATAGGGCATCCTGCTTGCATCGATTTAAGGATGTATACGAGGCCCTTGAGCAGCAACCAACAAACATTGGAAATATATCCATTTGGAATTTACGTGGTAAGTCATTACCAATGGACCAATTGGCTCCTAAACTAATTCGTAGGGCCCAAAAGCGTAACTACAAGGCTATCATTATTGACCCTATCTATAAGGTTATTACAGGTGACGAAAATAGTGCTGATCAAATGGCAAATTTCTGTAATCAGTTTGATAAGGTATGTACTGAACTTAAATGCGCAGTCATTTATTGTCATCACCATTCAAAAGGCAGCCAAACTGGTAAGCGGTCAATGGACCGTGCATCCGGTTCTGGTGTATTTGCTCGTGATCCAGATGCATTGTTAGACCTCTTAGAACTTGAACTCGAGAACATGAACGAGGATAAACTCCAAGATGCTCCTATTGATACTAGCCAATGTACTGCATGGCGAATGGAAGGAACACTCCGAGAATATCCTAAGTTTAAACCGGTGGATTTATGGTTTGAATACCCTATTCACAAGGTAGATACAAACGGGTTCCTTGCAATGGCTCAATTTGATAGTCCACAACAAAAAGGCGCTAATGTTATAAATAAACGCAAAAAAGCTGCTAAAGAAAAGAAAAAAGAGCAATTGGTAGATGCCTTTAATATTGCTGCTGCTGAAAATGGATTTAACGGCAGAGCAGATATTAAACGGGTAGCAGAAATTATGGAAGTTAGTGAAATGACTATTCGTCGATATTTAAGAGAAACACCAATCTTAAATGTCGATAAAGGAGAGTTGTTTAAACCAGAAGATTGTTAATCTATAAAATTATATTTAGGTTAACAATAATAACAACAAACGCTCTTATATATATAAGTGTATGTTGTTATTGTTTGTGTCCCAATGTAAGGTGGATTCAAGCTAAGGGGGTAAGGAAAAGGATTTCTAAAATCATCCTTTTCTTACCTCTTCCCCTTAGGTTGAACCCTACATTACAAAAGGGCTTTGAAAATTGTATTGATTATTATCAATTAATTCTCAATAAAGGGGGATTGGTTATTGATTATTGAATTTTTCATTCCTCTTAAAAAGGTTCCCACTGTTACACATCAAACTAAGCAGGTGAATACACAACATGGTAAGCCTATCTTTTATGAATCTGATAAGTTGAAACACGCTAAGCAAATATTCTTAGATGGTTTAGCTGATCATGTTCCTAGTGAACCATTAGAGGGACCTATTCGATTGGTTACCAAGTGGTGTTTCGGTAAAGCGAATTGCAAAGCGCCACATTGGAAAACTACTCGGCCAGATACAGATAATCTCATTAAATTATTTAAGGACTGTATGACCAAGTTGAATTACTGGCATGATGATGCTCAAGTCTGTAGTGAAATTACAGAAAAGTATTGGAATCCAGTAACAGGAATTTGGGTACATATTGAAACGTTGAAAGGTTGATGCTATGAAGAAAAAATTAGTATATGTTGCTCATCCATTTGGGGGTAAAGAAAGCAATCGTAAAAAGATTGATGTGATCATGGGAGATTTAGTTTTAAATGATGCTAGTCATGACTATATTTCCCCAATTCATAACTTTGGGTATGTATATCTAACCGGTCCGGAATATCAAAAAGGGTTAGATATTTGTTTAAGCCTACTTGGACATTGCGATGTCTTAGTAGTATGTCCTGATTGGGAGACAAGCAGGGGTTGTAAAGGCGAATTTGAGTTCGCTAAGAAACATAGTATTTCCACTTTTACATTGAGTGAATGGAAGTCATTAAATCGGATTTAGTAAAGGAGATTTAAACATGTACGAATTACAAACAAAAGCAATTGAAGCAGCTCGTAAAGTATTAATTGAAAACTTAGGCTATCAAACTATTAATCTAGAAGATATGTTCATTGTTTGGTTTTGTAAAACCTTGCAGAATTGGAAGGCCATTATTAGTGGTCGGACTATCGAAGAATTTATTGAAGTAACACATAATGGTGATCGTAATGAAACATATGTTGATGTGTACTACAAAACTAAAAATGTATGTATTAAAGGTAAATAAATAAAACTTATGCATATATGGGGGCTATTTGATGATGGCAACGGCTGTTATCGTCAAGCGGTAGATGAATACAACGTGAATATGGGGGGGCGACACACGATCACATCAATAGGCATTGGTGATGCGTGTATCAACCAAGACCTTGCAGTTAATACACTACATAAACCTAACGCACTATGGGAACAGTTGGATAAGCTAGATAGACCTGATGTTATTCTAGCTAGTCCACCTTGCGAAAGCTGGAGTAATGCCAGTGCAATGATAAATGGAAATGCTTGTTGGAAACGTGAGCCTAATAGCATCACTTCATTATTTGGTGAAATCAAGAAAAATAGTAAATTTACAATTCGTAATAAATTTGAATATGATCGTGTTCAATATAATTATGATAAACAATTCTTAACACGGATTAATGGTGAAATGTGTATTTATAATACGATAAAAATTATTGAGCGTTATCAACCTAAAGTATTCGTGATTGAAAACCCAGCGTATGGACGAATATGGGAATACATAATAAATGTAATAGGGTTTGATATTCCTTATGAAAATCTAACATATTATAACAACTATGATTACCCAGTTAAGAAACCAACAAAGTTTGGCAGCAATATTGATTTGAAGTTAATGAAAAACAATATAAAAGCTAAATTGCAATGGCATCAATTAAGTAATGTTGGAGGCAGATATAATTCACGTTCCAATATTCCATTAAAATTAATTCACGATATATTAAAACAATGTGAAAACTATGTGTATTGAAGATAACTAAAAAGGAATGAACAAATATGAATAGGTTTGGACAAGATTTTAACAATTATTCATTTGATGAATGTGAAACTGTTATTAAGAAAATTGCAAAGGATTTTGAAGAAAAACAACGTGAAGCAATCGCAAAATTATTTAAAATGCCTTTGGGCAGCGAAGATGTTATTCCTGAAATTTGTATCCATAAAAGAAACATAAGATTTTCCTATAAAACAAAAGTGGCAATATTTGAGTATCAGGAACCAATATGCTTGACTGTTGAACGTGGATTATCGGATTCAAATTCATTGGCTAGATTTGTTAGCGATGTAACAAAAGAAATTGGCCGTTTATATGAAAAAGCAATATGTGACATAAGGAAAAGGGAGATAAATGTATAGGATTATACGTGAAAGCGAAAAAATAAGACTACAACAAAAAGTTGATCTATGTGGGGCCATTATTGGATTAATAGCTATGAGCATTTTGTTATTGATTTATTTATTGGTGATGTTGGTATTTTTGATTAAATAATGTATGGGCGGTAAATTAATGTGTAAAAAAGATGGCTTTTTTAATGTGTTGATGATATGTATGATTGTTTGGATTTTTACATTATTAATCGGAATGACAATTATGATGTTTAAGCAGTTGTTTTAGTAAAGGATATGGGCGGTGAAATATCCGCCCTATCATAAGAGGTATGTATGAGAATTCATAGTATGTTATCTGAAGAAGGAATAGGTAATACTATTAGCTTTTTATCCTGTGCGTTAACCATTGTTCATATTGATGATGTTTTTATACCTAAAATTAAATATGATTTTGATAGTTTTATTATCAAATATAAAATTGGTGATGTGAACATTGGACACAGGGTAAGTTTAATAGAATTTCAACATTCAAATATGTCTTTAGAAGAATTTGTGTACAGAATAAAACATCATGTTTTAAATGAGTACTTCTGTATATATGAAAACAGAAATAAATTAATGTGGGATACCGTGCAAGATGAAATAAAACAAGACGCAATATCTGATACGTTGAAATCTTGTATAAAGTTAGCAGGTGATACCCATGAATGAAATGGTTGTTATAAACATTCTATTGGCGATTTACCTCGTGGTTATTTTTAAAATGTCCTATTACTCTTATCGTGAAGCTGCTGCATTAAAATATTTTATGGTTTCTGATGCATATAAAATGCAATTACAGAAAATTATTAGATCACAAATACGGGATATGGTAATATGTATCATCCTGTTTGTTTTAAATATTGTCTGTGTGGTGGTCCTATGGTAGAACTTAGCAAAAAAGAATATCGTGAACTGGCATATGAGTACCTGCATGAGGCAAGTAAAGCAGCATTACGGATTAAATCGTTAAAGCGTAATATCCAACGCATTAAAAACGATATCACGTCATTACGTGCCGTAAATTATGGTAAAGAACGAGTAGATGGGGGTGAACCATCAGGTATTGAAGATGATATTAACCGGTTACTTGATATGGAAATGAGGTACAAACGTCAAATCCATGAACTACTTACCAAACGTGATGATGCTTGTCATATGATTGATTCACTAACCAATACTGTTGGATCTATTATCCTCATGCAACAATATATCAATGGTATGTCTGCTAAAGGGGCTTATGCATTTGTGGGATATGGCGAATCGCAAGGAAAAGAATATAAGAATTTGGCTCTTCTTGAATTAGGTTATAAACTCCGCCTAAAATCGGCTTAAATCGGCTAATTCCGACCTTTTAAGCCCCCTATATCTATGATATATTGTAAGTGGAAGAACATGAGTTCATCTCCTAAGTATTTAGAGTACCAAACACAAAAAGGCGCATCTTAATTGATGTGCCTTTTTTGTTATAGAAAATTATGACACAAATACACTGCATCAAGCACAAATGCTTGAATAATAAAAATGGAATATGCACGGCCAATGAAATATTTTATGATGGCTTATGTCAATCCTATATTACGCATTCAAGCGCTAGTAAAAATTCATGCGGATTATGTGTAAGGAAAAATGGGAAGATGATTCGCAAGGGCGGTAATACATTAAAGTGAGGTGATGATCCATTGCGAGTAAATAGAAAAAACTGGCTAACTGACCCAGATAATTTATTGCGTGCAGAAGGTTGGGCTCGTGATGGCCTTACTGATGAGCAAATAGCAAAAAATATAGGCATTTCGATTAGAACTTTATATGATTGGAAAAAGAGTTCCCCGCAGTTTCTGCAGTCCCTTAAAAGAGGGAAGGAAGTTATTGACCTTGAAGTCGAAAATGCATTGCATAAACGTGCTATAGGCTACGAATATGAAGAGAAAACATACGAGAATGGGAAACTCGTTAAAGTTGTAAAGAAACAGCAACCTCCAGATGTTACGGCTCAAATATTCTGGCTTAAGAACCGTAATCCTGAGAAATGGAGAGATACTAAAAATATCGATGTTAAAGGTGAGCTTACGGTATCTGCTATGGATAAGTTGAAAGCTGCACGGGAGAGAGCTAATGGAAAAACATGACGAGTTGTTTGAGGCATTAGGCGCTCTTACACATGATCCGTTAGCGTTTGTATATTTTGCCTACCCGTGGGGAGAGCCTGGGACGCCATTGGAGAATATGGAAGGTCCCGATGAGTGGCAAATACAAATCTTAAAAGACATCGGTGAACAATTAAAGAAGGGAAAAGACCTACAAACCGCTATTCAAGAGGCGGTAGCATCTGGCCATGGTATCGGCAAATCAGCATTGATATCATGGCTTATTCATTTTGCAATATCTACTCATGAGAATACTCGTGGTGTAGTTACTGCCAATACGGAAGGTCAGCTTAGAACTAAAACATGGCCAGAACTTAGCAAATGGCACAATATGTTTATTGCTAAAGATTTGTTTACCTACACAGCCACAGCTATATTCAGTAGCGATAAAGATTATGAAAAGACATGGCGCATCGATGCCATTCCTTGGAGTAAGAATTCCCCTGAATCATTCGCTGGTCTACATAACCAAGGTAATCGGATATTGGTTCTATTTGATGAAGCCTCTGCTATTGATGATGTCATTTGGGAAGTAACTGAAGGGGCTCTTACAGATGCTAACACTGAAATCATTTGGTGTGCCTTTGGAAACCCTACTCGTAATAGCGGACGGTTCCGTGAATGTTTTAGAAAATATAGAAAGTTCTGGAATACATATCAAATTGATAGCCGGACTGTTAAGATTTCTAATAAAGCGAAGATTGAAGAATGGCTAGATGCTTACGGTGAGGATTCCGACTTCTTTAAAGTTCGTGTTCGTGGTGTGTTCCCTTCCGCATCAGATTTACAGTTTATCTCTACTGAAATTGCGGACAAGGCACAAAAACAATCTTATAAGCTAGGAGCATTTGAACATCTGCCTGTAATCATTGGTGTGGATCCTGCGTGGACTGGTTCAGACTCCTTAGAAATAGTAATGCGGCAAGGCTACTATATGAAGTCGCTTGCCTCTATTCCTAAGAATGACGATGACTGGCGCATGGCTCAACTGATTGCTCAGTTCGAGGACGAATACAAAGCTGATGCCGTATTCATCGATATGGGATATGGTACAGGGATATATTCTATCGGTAAGCAATTAGGGCGCAAATGGCGATTGATTGAGTTTGGCGGTAAGAGTAATGACCCTGTATATCTCAATATGAGGGCGTATATGTGGGGACAGATGAAAGAATGGCTTCGTGAGGGTGGCTCGATTCCACCTAATGACCAAGCACTATATGATGACATCGTAGGACCTGAAGCGATCATTGATAAAAATGGTCGCATTCAGCTTGAAAGCAAAAAAGATATGAAAGACCGAGGGTTGCCATCACCAAATAAAGGCGATGCATTAGCCTTGACCTTTGCTGCGCGGGTCGTTAAAAAAAGCGAAACAGGCAATAGGATTGTAGCTAATACGAGTTACAATCCTTTTTAATTGTAGAAAGTGAGGGATTGAGATGTGTATGAAAGGTGCATCTGCTAACTATACGCCACCTGCTCCGGCTCCGACTGTTCAAGCGAATATGAGCAATCAGACTGGTGAGGAAATGGCAGAAACTAAACGCAAATTCAAACGTGGCTTTGAATCTACTATTTTAGGACCAACTGGAAGTGGTCAAAAATCAATTTTAGGAGGCTAGCATGGCGGAAATGGAATCTTTACTAGCTAGACAACCTACGGAAGGTATTAAGCCTGTTAGGCGTGATTATACGAAGTTACGAAAGAAATTCTCTCAGCTGTTTAATGCGCAGCAACGATACGTAAATAAGTGGAAGCAGTTGCGTGACTATCAGTTACCGTTTATAGGTCAATTTGACGGTGAGGGCGACCAATCAGAACCGTACAACGGTAAAATCCTAAATCCTGTAGCTTGGGAATCTTGTCAGATATTCGCCAGTGGTGTCATGAGTGGCTTAACGCCTCCAAGCCGTAAATGGTTTAAGTTAACCATGGAGAATATCGACGTAGCAGCGAATAGCCAAGTTGCTGAACTATTGGATGAACGTGAAGAAATCTTGTATGCGGTTCTTGCTAAATCTAATTTCTACAGCGTAGTCCATCAAGTCTATATGGAGTTAACCATGGGACAAGCACCTATGGGAATATTTGCTGACTCCGAATCTGGTGTTCGTTTCACATCGTATCCGATTGGGACCTATGCCATTAGCACTAACAGCAAGGAAACCATAAATGTCTTTGGTCGTAAATACAAAATGACAGTAGATCAGATTGTCGAACAGTTTGGGTATGATAACTGCCCAGATAACATTAAGAATATTTACGACAATGGAAACAGCTTGCAACAATCATTCACAGTCAATTGGTTGGTTGAGCCTAACAAAGATCGTAAGGATAAGTTAGGACGTCGCAATATGCCGTATTCGTCCATTTATTGGGTTGAAGGTAGCAATAGCGATGAAGTGTTATATCATGGTGGCTTTGAAGAGTGGCCAATTCCAATTGCTCGGCATACGTCGATGGACTTGAATGGTTACGGTAAGGGTGCCGCATGGTTTGCTCAACCAGATTCACAAATGCTGCAGAAGTTAGAATTTGACTATCTGACCGCCGTTGAATTGGGCGTTAAACCTCCTATGCAAGCACCATCTGATGTCATTAGCACGGTTAACTTATATCCGGGTGGCATTACAGAGATTGAGGGGCAACATAAAGTTGAACCGATGTTTGCAGTGCAGTCCAATTTACAAGATATTCAAAACAAGATTGCAGTTACAGAAGATTCAATCAAGAGAGCCTATAGTGCTGATTTATTCTTGATGTTAGACCAAATCGACAAGGGCCAGATGACGGCTCGTGAAGTTATGGAACGTACTCAAGAAAAACTCCAACAATTAGGCCCTGTGGTTGAACGGCTATTATCTGAGTTCTTGAATCCAATCATTGAACGTGTGTATTCGGTACTAGATCGTGCCGGTGTATTTCCACCTGTTGATGATGAGGAACTCTTAGACCAATTAAATGGTCAAGAGGTGAAGATTGAATATATCTCGCCGTTAGCCCAAGCGCAAAAGATGAGTTCTTTGGTGAACATCGAACAGTATTTTGCGTTCATCATGAGTTTGGCACAAGCTAATCCTAATATCGTCAACAAGTTCAACTTTGAGGAAGCGGCCAATACATACGGTGTAAATCTCGGTGTTCCGGCTAAGATTATTCGTTCAGATGACGAATATCAAGAAATCTTAGCACAACAAGCACAGGCGCAAGCTGAACAGGAACAGCAACAACAATTGATTCAGGCTGCACAATTAGCACCTCAAATGGCTAGTGCAGCAAAACAAGCAACAGACGCCGCCAATGATGGCAATCCTGCATTACAGCAATGGCTAGGAATGGACGGTGTCTAGATGAAAACAATTAAAGATTATATGCAAGAGCGAGATATGCAAGCGCTTAACCACGTACTTAGCACAGAGCTAGGTAGGTGGTTTTTTTGTCGGCTAATGGATCGCTCAGGCATATTAAAGCAATCGTTCACTGGAAACAGTGAAACATATTTCAACGAAGGAAAGCGCAAGGTAGGGCTGTTATTCCATGGTGACCTAAACAAATTAGGCGTCGATGGCGTTAAGCAGTACCACCAAGCGCAGCTCGAATATATCGGGCAACAAGAATATTTTAATAATTTAGTCGAAAAGGAGAAACAAAATGGCTGAAGAAAATATGGGTGCTAACACTAACATGACTGGCAATGAACCGGGCGCGAATCCGGACCAAAACAATCCTACGCCACCTGCTGAACCACCTGCTAATCCGAGTGGTGAAGGTAATAATCCATCTGTACTAGGCGGTGATAATACGCCACCTGCTGAACCAACGGTTTATGACTTTAAGGATGTATTTCCTGAAGGTACTGAACTTGATGAAACTGTATCAGCAGATTTTAGCAAGCTACTTAACCAAGTTGGTGCAACACAGGAACAGGCTGTTGAGCTAGCCAAATTTGGCAGTCAATACGCACAAAACATCTTGACAGCTTATCAAGAGCAGCAAGAACAAGCGATCGTTGAAAAACAACAAGCGGATTACGAACACGCCAAAAAGGAATTAGGCGGTAAATTCGATGAAACTGTAGCCCTTGCAGGTAAAGGCATTGAAGCACTAACTAAAGCGGTACCTGAATTACGTCAATTACTTGTTGATAGTCATATCGACAACAATATCAACATGATTAAGGTATTTGCGGCAGTTGGTGAAATGGTTCAGGAAGACCCGGGTAAAGGTACAAGACAAGCTGGAACCGGTCAAAATTCTGATGAAGAAACAGCAAAACGAAAAATGTATCCATCTATGTATTAAGAAATGAGGTAAATAATTAATGGCTACAATTGGAACTCAAAATTTAACACTTTTAGATTTGCAAAAACGAATGGATCCAAATGGTAATGTTGCTCAAATTATTGAGCAATTAGACCAATCGACAGAAATCATTCAAGATATGACGATGGTCGAATGCAACCAAGGATCTAGCTTTGTAACAACTGTACGTACTGGTTTACCAGATGTTACATGGCGTAAATTATATGGCGGTGTTCAAGCGTCTAAATCCTCCACACGTCAAATCACTGACACTTGTGGTATGCTTGAAGCTTACTCTCAAACTGATAAAGCGCTTGTTGATAAATCCAAAGATAAAGCATCCTTCCGTGCAACTGAAGATAAAGCATTCGTTGAATCTATGGGTCAAGAATTATGTCGTACAATTTTCTATGGCGATGAAAATACGCCAGAAAAATTCATTGGCTTGGCTCCTCGATTCAATACTCTTGATATTAAGAAGGCAGCAAGTGCAGAAAACATTCTTGATGCAGGTGGCACAGGTAACTTGGCGTCTATTTGGCTTGTTGGTTGGGGTCCTTTATCCGTTCATGGCATTTATCCTGAAGGTTCTGCAGCAGGTTTACACCAAGAAGATAAAGGCGTTGTTACTGTTACTAAGGATGATGGTTCTATGTTTGAAGCATATCGCACTCACTTCAAACATGATGTTGGTTTGACTGTACGGGACTGGAGAAACGTTGTTCGTATTGCCAATATTGATGTTACGAAATTGACAAATGATGCTAAAGCCGGTGCAGATCTTATCAACTTAATGATTGAAGCGGAAGAACGTATCCCTAACCTTGGTGGTGTTCGTCCAGTTTGGTATATGAACCGTACATTGCGTACATTTTTACGTTTGCAAAAGAATACAAAACATGGTTCCACTATCACTGAAGATATGGAAATGGGTAAACTCGTTACTCGTGCAAACGGTGTACCAGTTCGCAAAATTGATGCATTGTTAAGCACTGAATCTCGTGTTATTGCGTAAAGAAAGGAACATAATTCAATGATTATTGATGAACAAAATACATTTTTCTGGAAAAAAGAAATTACTGCAAACACCAATTCTGACGTGGTGATGAATGGTAACGGTGGTGATGCTGCCGTTGCCTTATGGTTGTATATTCGTTTAGATAAAGACGTTACAGGGACTCCTTTATTTAATGTATACACATCTGATAAGGAAAATATGGCTGATGCCACATTGTTAACAGGTGTTACATTACCACAGAACTCCAAAGCTGGTACAGAATACAAAGGTCGACTTCCTGCAGGTGCGAAAAAGTTCATTCGCATTAATGCTAACAATATGACTGCTGCTACTATTACATCGTTCTTAACAGATGGTGTTAATTTGAAATAAGAAGGTGCAACTATGAATTTTACGGCTAAAGAAACTATGTACCACGGCAACCGTGGATTAATTCAAGCAGGTGAAAGTATTGATTTCTCTGAAGAAGAAATTAAGGAATTTGAGCCTGATTATTTTAAACAGCTTTTCTCTGGTAATGAAGATGAAGTAACAAAAATCTTTAACCCAAAATCTAAGGCTAAAGACAAAGAACCGGGCAATGAAACTCAGCCTCCTGAAACAGAGCCGGGTGACAAAAATCCACCAGATGAAAATACTGAAGGTGATAATACCGGCAATGAAAATCCACCAGATGAAAATACTGGCAACGAAAAGCCTAAGAAAACAAGCAAAAAGAAAACCGATGCTACGGAAGAATAAGTGACAATATGAGGGGTGCTTATGCATCCCTCTATTACCATATAGGGGGAAATATGACACCTACTGATATTTGCAATCAAGCACTCGCATTAATTAATGCAGGACTGCTTTATTCATTTGAAGAAGAAACTGAGCAAGGCCGCCAATGCCGTATGCAATATGACCCAACTAGACAGTTGGTATTGCGACAATTCGAATGGAATTTTGCTCGCAAAAATGAAAGATTGGTACTATCTGCCCATAAAGTGAGCGGGTGGAATTATGTATATGCGTACCCTGAAAAGTGTATCCGCATTTTAGGTGTTATTCCACAAGGCGATCGCTTCCATGCGGAATCGCAACCGGAATACAACATATTTAATATTGGAAATAACAAAAAATGCATAGTGAGCGATGTGCCACTAGCATTCATTGATTATATATATGACGTGACTGACTTAGATGTTTGGGATTCAATATCCTTGTATATGTTGCAATGTAAATTGGCTAGTGCATTAGCTATGCCACTGACTGGTGATAGAGGATTGTTTGACCAAGCATACAAATTGTATCAAGCGGCAGTTCAAGAAGCTAAAGGAATGAACGCTAAAGAACGTAAGCAAGATACAGTATATATATCTAGCTATGTGAAAGCGAGGGATTGGTAATGAGTAATCCTATCTATATCTCACAATTAGCATTTACAACTGGCGAGGTATCGCCGGATGTATCAAGTCGCTTTGATTTGGAGCAATACAAAAGTGCCTTATTGGAAGCAGAAAATGTGGTTATTCGCCCATATGGGGCCGTTGCAAAACGCCAAGGTAGCCAATACGTGGGGCAAGTTAAATATAGTGATAAGCCTACACGATTATTTGAATTTACTACCAACACTAATAATTCATTCATGCTCGAGTTTGGCGACAAATATATTCGTGTATGGAATTACGGTGTTTACACCGGTATTGAAGTTACTACTCCTTTTACTAGCGATATCTTGTTTGATTTGAATTGCAGCCAGTCAGGCGATGTAATGTTCATCTGTAGTGGAAAGTACCCTATTCAAACGCTATCACGATATAGTGATACAGATTGGCGACTTGAAGCCTACAAGTTAACTGAACAACCGTACGACACAATTAATACAGATGTTAATTCTACTGTTACGGTAACGGGCGATACAGTACGTTCTAGCAAAGATCTATTTAATGCGGATATGGTCGGCATGGTCATACAACTAGGCTATTTTGTTGCAGCTGTTCATACAAAGAATACTGGTGTTGTAGTAGAGAAAAAAGAAAAACGGTCATTTATGGGTGGTGTTCATAAATGGAATGAGTACAATAACATTAATTACAATGTAGAATCCTACTCCACAGACCAAGATCTAGCTTGGAAATTTACAACGCATGGGACATGGACTGGTACAGTTAAACTACAAATCACCACAAATAATGGGACGACTTGGAAAGATTACCGTACATACTCCTCTAATAATGACTATAACGTAACAGATGCTGGCAAAATTGAGCCAAATGCAAAGCTACGTATTCAATCAGATATTAAAAGCGGTGAATGTAATGTTGACCTTTCAATTCTTCCATACACTACATGGGGCATTATCGAATTTAAAGAATTCGTAGATGCTAAAACAATGAAGATTAATATCTTGAATGGCATTGTTGAAAATGAAGCTACCTCAAAATGGAAAATGGGCAGTTGGGGCCGTAGCAATGGATATCCTAAGTTATGTACGTTTTATCAAGATAGATTTGTAGTAGCGGCTACCAATAAGAACCCCAATTATATTTGGATGAGCCGGACTGGTGACTATCCAAACTTTGGCGTTGAAAAGGTGGAAGGCACTATCACAGATGATAGCTCGATTACCTTGCCGGTGATTAACCGCAAGATGTATGAGATTCGTCATCTAGTGCCGGCTAATGATCTAATCATTCTTACAAGCGGTAATGAATGGATTGTAAGCGGTGATAAGACTATTACTCCTACCAACTGTAACCTAAAGACACAAACCCAACGAGGGGCCTTATCGTGTGAACCACAATTCATAGGTAATCGATGCGTGTTCGTTCAAGAACGTGGCGGCACTGTTCGTGATATGGGTTACTCTTATGAGTCTGATAACTATACAGGGCAAGATTTAACGCTATTTGTTAAGACTCGTGTTAGAGGGTATCTCACTATCACCAGTGCGTATGCGCAAGACCCAGATAGCATTATTTATTACATCCGAAATGATGGCGAGATTAACTGCTTAACCTATATACCTGAACAAAAGGTGTATGGGTGGTCGCACTTTGTAACGAATGGTAAATATTTATATTGTGAATCCGTTTCTGAAGGTGAACAAGATAGCTTGTATACGCTTGTTGAACGCACATTACAAGGCAAAAAGGTGAAATGCATCGAGCGTATGGTGCCTTTATATTCTGATGATGTGAATGTATTTCTTGATTGCTATGTCGAATTTAAGTCGAGTAATGCAATTGATAGTATTAACATTCCTCATTTGAGCGGTCAAACTGTGCAAGTTGTAATTGATGGCAAGCAACAACCAGATGTGGTTGTTCCAGATGATGGCTTATTACAATTAAACGTCAGTGGTAGCAATATCAAAATCGGATTACCATTTACCTCTAAAATTCGTGTTCCATCTGTAGAAATGCAAATGCAAGACGGCACTTTACAAGGACGAGTTGCCACGGTATCAAGAGTTGTATTGCGTATGTATAAATCGTTTGGTGGTAAAGTTGGCCGTACATTTGACAAAATGGATGATATTACATTGCCACCCGATAAGTTATTTACAGGAGATAAGCCGGTAATCCTACCTAAAATGGGGACAAATTATTCAACTGATACATCGATATGTATAAAACATAGCGATCCATTCCCATTTAATTTGTTATCAATTACTCGTATCGTTGAAATTGGCGGAGGACTAAGAGATGTACCGGGATTATAAAATTAATGAAATTGAGCCTGCATGGCGAGATAAATTAATTCAAGACCTAGAAGTCAATCTAAGGGCAATAGATGCCATAGAAGTCAAAGAGGTGAATCGATTATATCCATTCAAGGATTTCTGTTCCGAGATTTGTAAATCTGATTATGATAGCCATGTCGTCGTAGAAGACGATGTGGCTATTTGCGTATATGGGATTGCAAAAGAACCAGTTAACGGAATGTATGGGATTTACTTCCTTGGCAATAAAGTATTAGAAAACGATATGCGGTGGCAGATGCGTTTTATCAAGTTAAGTAACCAAGTTATTGCTGAATGGTTAGAAACTCGTGAATGGTTATTCAATTACGTTCATACGACAAATATTAAAACGAAACGATGGCTCGAATCGATTGGGGCCGTTATTCATCCAACTGTAAAAGTTGGTGATTTAGAATTATTTACTCTCAAGAAGGAGGATTTCATATGTGCTTACCCGCAGCGGCAATCTTAACCGCAGTCAGTACCGGCGTAGGATTGATTGCGCAAAATCAACAAACCAAAGCGCAAGTTTCGATGTACAATGCCCAAGCACAAGCGGCAGAAGCTAATAAGCGAATATCTGACCGTAAGCAAGAGCAAATTGCCATGCAACAATTACAAGAGCGTGACAAGATGGATAATCGTATGAAACTTATAGCCGGCACGAATGCGGCAGAAGCAGGGGCAGGTGGGTTGCAAATGGCAGGGTCCCCATTACAGTTAATGGCATCCAGTTATGATGAATATAACAAAGACGTCTATAACTGGGAACAGAATAAGAATAATGCTATTTACAACGAATATTTGAATGGCATGAACTATCAGAATGAAGCTAGCGCCGCACGTGCTTCCGCTAAGAATGCACGACGTCAAGGCAATTTGGCAATGGTAGGTAGTATTCTTGGCGCCGCATCATCTATGTATAGTCTCAAACAGCAATATGCAGGGGGCAAGATGAAGACTACATATGGTGGTGACCCTGTGGGGTATACAGATAGGGGGCCGGTAGTGACTGTTAAACGTGATTACAAAATGAGGTAGGATATGAAATTTGTTAATTATGATCCAGCTCAAAAATTAAATACAATCCAAGGTGGCACACAAGCTAGCGGGAATGAAATGGCATATGGCGGTAATCAACAAGGATTGTCAAATTTAGGCAAAGCGATTGGTGATTTAGGTTCGACTATGCTACAAATTCAAAAACAAAAAGAATTGGTAGATGTAGTAAATGCGGCTAATGAATATACAGAAGCCATGAATCAGGCTATGTATGACCCTGAAAATGGTCTTATGAACCGTAAAGGAGAAAATGCATTAAATATTCCTACTGATTACAGCGAGATTGAATCTGTCAAACGAAATGGAATTCTTAGAAAATATCATTTTAAGATGACAGATTCGATTAATGCATTTAACAAAATTGTTGATAACGACAGAATAAATACAATTAATACAATTAATCGATATGTTCGTGGCCAATATGAGGATAGTGCCATGAAGGCGTTGAATATGAGCATTCAAAACATCGCTAATAACGGCGTTGTAAACAGCAATCCTGATTCATTTGGACAAACTATGCAACAAATAAGCGGTAGCGTTCATGCTCAACTTGCTAATCTTGGATATGACGATAATACGATTAATCTTCAAGTTAAAAAGGCGCAGCAAGATACTGCAGTTACCATGATTGAAAAGAAAATCTCTGATGATGATTTAGACGGTGCAAATAAGATGATTAACGCCGTCGCCGAATCCGGATTGATTGACGAAAAGGAAATTATGGGATATCGGCAAAAAGTACGAAAAGCAAGTATGGTATTGGCAACCGGCAACGAAAAGACGATTCGTGATGTCATTGGTGAATTTGACCCGTATGATCCAGACCTTTTGAATAAAGTTACCAATAAATTGTTCGAAAGTGGATTTGGTAAAGTTGCGGGCAGTACTGGTGAGGCGACTGTCGAAAATTTAAAAGCGGCTGTAATGGGACAGGAAAGCGGTGGTGATGCTGGCGCAGTTAATGGTCGAACAGGTGCATATGGGTTATTCCAAATCTTACCGAGTAATTGGCCACAATGGAGTGAACAAGCGGGTATCCCGGGTGCTGATATGTCTGACCCGGAAGCGCAAAAAAAGGTTGCTGCATTTAAGCTAGGTGAGTATGCACAGAAATATGGGGTCGAAGGCGCCTTTGCTGCATGGTATGCGGGGCCTGTGAATGGGCAACGTTGGAAGGACGGCGCACCGGATGCCATTGATAGTGATGGTAATCATTATTCTTGGGATGCACCACAAGGAAACGGTGATGAACCTAGTGTTCGCCAATACATACAAGAAGTTAAAGCACGTCTATTTAATGGACAAGCCCAAGCAGAAACTCCCGCGCAGGCTCAACAACGTAAAGAAATGATTCAACGTAATGTCGCTACTCAATTGCAACAAATTGCACATAGTCGAGCTGTGGCGCTAGAAAACCAAAAAGCAGAAGTAGAACAAATGGTTGCTGCCGATGCTAAAAACGGTGGAACTGATGTGACAGCGCTAAAGATTAGGCAGGATTATGCTGCTACTCATCCTGAATATGCAAGAGCCATGCAAGGTCAATTGAATCAAGCGCAAATAGCAGTTAATAAAGCGGCCGCTAAAGCATTGCAAGCTAAAGAGGTAAATGTACTAGGTGTGAAAACAGCTATTGCTAACGGTCAATTTAAAAGCATTGATGATCTAAATGATTTTATCGGTCAAATGGGCGTATATTTTAATCCTCAACAATTATCGCAAATTAATAAGGAATTTGATGAGTACGCTAATGGTACTGGCAAATACTCTCCTAATATGAAAGGTATGAAAAGTAGCATAGAAAGTCTAGCCGGTAGGAAAATTGATGGTGTTGAATGGCAAGGCGTATCTGCTGCGGTATATCCAAAAGTTCAAGAATTCAGAGAAAAGAATGGGTATGATCCGTCACCTGCACAAATGGCTCAATGGGGCGCAGAGGAAGTGGCACAACAAGCAATTGCATCCACTAAAACAGGTGAGTTCTGGGGTGCGGGGAAAATGGCAAATTTCTTTGGCGGTAAAGGCGCTGCCGTTAAATATACAAATGCTCAATTGGCTGCTAATGGTATGTATGGTTTATATAACACCACAGGTGATGATGGACAACCGTATTACGTTTATAAAGATAGTAGCGGAGAAGAACATACGATTACACCTGAAGAATTGGCGGAAAGGTTAGGGCAATAATGAGTAATTATAAAATCACACCTGAACAAGCAACAAATGGTACTTTCGGTATTCAATCCAAAGCACATACACCATTTGAAGGTGCTATACAACAAGAGACCACAGACAATTCATACGGTAAAGCCATAAGTAATGCCGCTAGTGGATTTAATGATTGGTTACATAAAGACCCATCGCAAGCTACTGTTGACGTTAATAGTCTCAATGCATTAGCACAAACGGATGTAACGCCTGAACAAAGCGAAAACTTTGTAAATAAGGCTAGTGAAATATTGCAACCGGCTATGCATCGTGCAGAACAAATATATTTATGGAATAAAGAGGATTGGAGCCGGTCTGCCATTGATAGTGGTGAAAAGCTAGGTATTAATCCGGATTTAATCATGGCAAGTGGCCAAGAAGGCATTAGACGTGCTGAATTGGCTGCTGCACAAATGGATAGAGGTAAAACGATTCAAGAAATCCGTGATATGTATCCGGAACTTAATACCATAAATTATAAAAGTTCTGCCGAAGCTATTACTGCATTGCGCAATCTCGAATCCATCAATAATACACATGGTGTATTTGATGCGGTACAGCAAAATGTTTGGTCTATGAATGACCAAATCTTGCGTGCACAAGCCGGTTATAAATTATCTCAAGAAAATGACCCTAATAAGATTGCTGAATTAACAGCAGAAATTAATCGTTTAGATGAAAATTTATCTAAATATAGACAATCTGATGGCAGTAGTATTTTAGAAGCTGTAATTGGAGAAACTGCAGCGCAAGGGTATATGATGGCTGTACATGCTATCAAAGGGTCAAATCGTGCTGCAGAAGGTATGGCGTTAGGTGCAGCTACTGGTGCTGCTGCTACTGCGCCAGTAGGGGGCGAGGGTGCTATTCCGGGTGCATTAGTTGGCTTGAATACTGGCATACAAGTAGGTATGGCAGAACAAATGTATCAAATGTCATTTGGCAATAAATATCTTGAATTAATCAATAAAAGAGACAGTAACGGCAATCGTATATATTCTGATGACGAAGCAAAAAAATACGCCATGTCATTTGCCGCAGTTGATGCGGGGATCGAATTTGTAGCGACTCGTGCTATTGGTAAAGCAGCGTCTAAAATCGCGCCTAAGTCTGCATTAGCAAGTGCAGTTTCAAGAGGAACTAGCAATGCTGCTGAAACATTCAATAGAGGTATTGGTGTTACTGTGGCACAGGTAGCCAAGAGTTCTATTAAGGCGGGCGCTCCAGAACTATTTGAAGAGGGCCTGCAAGATGTCAATGAAAAATTACAGCATAACTTATGGCGCAAATCGAATGATCCGGAGGGAAATTATTCCGTAGGTGATATGTTCGTCGGTGCCGGTGAGGCTATGTGGCAAGCATTACCAGCGGTAGTTGGTTTAGGGGTAATTGGTGGCGGCATCAGTGGTGCTCGTACCATGAAAGCCTTTAAGGATTTTCAAAAACTAACACCGGAAGAACAGCATATGGCTGTTATGGAAGAACAAAACCGTAATGGACATGTTATCATGCAAAACCTAAAAAACGATGCTGCCGCTAATAATTTGGCAAAAGAAAACCCTGAGTTGTATGGAAAAATTGTACAAGCTCAAGGCGATAATATAGGCGTGTCTACTGCCTATGTAAATGTCAATGAAATGGCTGAAACTACAGAAGGCCAAGCGGCTATCCGTAATATGGTAGATGCAGGACTTACTACACAAGAGGAAGTATCCAAAGCAATTACTGCTGACGCTCCAATCGAAATACCTATCGGGTCTTATGCTCAATTAAGCGGTGGTTTATCTGAAGAAACAGTTAAGGCATTGGAAGAATCCTCTTACTTTACACGTGGTGGTCTTTCCATGAAAACGCTTGAACGTGCAAAAGAAGAAGTCCATGCTATGAAAGACCTTGTTAATGATGATACTGAAAAACGTGCAGAGCGTGTTAAGAATGATATTATTCGTTCCTACTTTGATGAAGTTTCCGATGTAGATAAGGAAATGCTCGATGTGGTTCTTGCGGATCCAACACATATTAAACAAACCTTTAACAATGTGTACAAGGAACTTACTGAACAGTACCGTGAACAATATACAAGTGATTTCGATGCAATGGATGCCGATTTAGAAAACGCACGTACTAGCGGTGTAAATCCTACATGGTTAGGCGAAAACAAGCCACCACGTTCTAATTCAGAACGTAGACGAATGGCATATCAATCTAGCCTTGCTCGTACGCAAAGTGCGTTAGCTGATAATCCTGAAGCACTTAATCAAGCAGGAGCCCATTATGCTGACATGGAACATACGCTCAAACAAATTGAATCGCTAGAATCTATGCGAGATAAGCTGTTTGAACTTGCAGATAATGATATCGCTTTACGTATGCAATTATCTAAATCTGGTTATGAAGTATATCAATCACTTAAATCCATAATGAGTGATGAAACTGTAGACCGTAAACAACGTGATACGGCGGAAGCTAATGCCTTACTCATGGCACAACATGCTGATGTTATGGCAGATATTATGCGACGTGCAGGACGTGGTAACTATACGGCCATGGATTATTTCAATACTGTTCGTGTACAAATGAACGGCGGTGCATATAATAATGGGTATGCACAACCATTACAAATGCAGCAAAAAATAGAAACGGATATAAAGAATTGGGGACAAGTTGTTGATGATCAATTGAACGGAAAACAAATTAATCGAACCGTTCAAATAATGGATTCTCCACTCGTATTACAAATGTTAGGACTTGATGGCGCTGTCATGATTGATCCGAGCATAATTCATAAAGTAATTACTGGGAAACACGCTAATCAAATATCAATTGATGACATTAAATTATTGCCTAAAAAAATAGCTAATCCAGTTGCTGTATTTAAAAATTATAATGGTCGTTCACAAAAAGCAGTTCCTGATGAAGCAATTCTTGTATTAGATATGTATGCTAAAAACGGCAACCCAAATATAAATGCAAGCGGTGAGAACATCCAAGTTGTCATTACATTTACTAAAACTGCTAATGGAACGAATATAAATAAAATTAAAACCATTACTCCAAGACGTAATATTAATTGGTATAATCAACAAATCGCAAATGGCAACTTGTTATATGCGAATACAAAAAAAATAAACCGTCTAGTAACGGGTAGCAGGCAACAAATGGCCCAACCGGTTACTAAACAGTTTATTGTTAACAATAGTATACCAAACGAAGACGATTTAGACAAGCTACGCAAACAATATAATTATCAATACTATCAAGCTGCATGGCATGGTTCACCACATAATTTTGATGATTTTGACTTAGGCGCTATCGGTACTGGCGAAGGAAATCAAGTTCATGGTTGGGGTTTATATTTTGCTAAAGATAAAAAAGTATCTGATTTATATAGGAGTGAACTATCTTTAATTCATGGTGTTGATAAAGGCACATTGTTTAAAGTTGATATACCAGATACTAAAACAATGATTGATGAGCAACAATCGTTAAATGTTTTAAGTAAAGAAACGAAAGAAAATTTAAACGCAGCAATTAATGCTTTGCCAGAACAAGAAAAAGAAGTATTTATCAATGAATATACAAATAGTCCTTTGTTTAACCATTATGCTAAAAAAGAAATTGATGAGTTAGATAGTAAGTTTAATCAACTAGATGATGAATACCGTTTACTCAAAGATAAATACCTTGATGAATTTCTTAAAGAAGATCTTAACACGATTACACAAAGAAACCTAAATAGATTGTCCGAAAAATACAATATCGATTTAAATGCATTAAAAGAAAACCCAAATACTATAAAAGATATAAAAAATCAACTGGATACCATGTGGTTTAATGCTTTGGTAGAACTTGGTACGACTAAAGAAAAATATAGGGAGAGCTATTGGGGTAAGTATAAAAAAGATTTTTCTGCACTATTAAATGATAGTGGTATAAATGGTAGAGATTTTTATCTGGCATTATCAAAAGCGCTAGGTAGTGCAAAGCAAGCGTCAGTACATCTTAATGAGTATGGTGTCAAAGGTATTACTTATATTGGTGCGCAAGATGGACGATGCTATGTAGTGTTTAATGACAAGGCTATTAAAGTAATTCAAAAATACAATCAATCTATTAATGGCATGACGCAAATTAATAGTCCTACTGACCGCCTTATTCAAATCTTCAAAACGGCTGACCGGTCAACATTCCTACATGAAATGGGACACGTATTCTTTGACGACATTAAGAACCTAGCAGAAATGGAAAACGCCCCAGAGCAACTTGTAACGGATTGGAACAAGTTGAAAGAGTGGTCTGAATGGGATGATGCGAAAGGCGCTGATAATACTAAAGCACATGAAAAGTTTGCTCGTGGATGGGAGGCTTACCTTCGTGAAGGTAAAGCACCTACTAAAGGATTGCAACGTGTATTCCGCATGTTCTCTAAATGGCTAACTCGTATTTATCGTACGGTGACACGACTAGGCGGATTGCCACCTAAGGAAATTCAAGACATTATGGCACGTATGATCGCCACTCAAGAAGATATAGACGCCTACACAAAAGAGCAGGCCCTTGAACAATTTGAATCTAGCAAGTTATTTAAACAGCTCGATGAAGCTGAGCAAGCAAAGGTTCAAGGCCATATTGCCGACGTCGGGGAAATGGCAAAAGAGCGTGTCATGAAGCGGTATATGAAAGAATTGGAAAGTCGTCCAATCAAAGAATGGAACGATGAAAAAGATTCTATCCAAGCTGATATTGAAAAGCGTTTAATGGAGCAGTATTCAATTTATAAAGACCATCAACGCTATAACGCATTTGGTAAGGATGCACTAGCCAATACTCGATACAGTACGCTAAAAGAATTAGAAGCTGCTGAACGTGAGCAAACAGGCTTTACATTCAATGAAGCTGTTAATCAAGCTATGGAATCTGCCGAGCAGGCATTTATAGAAGATAACCATGTTGGTAAATCTAATATAGAAATTGCTGAAGAATGGTTACTATCTTCTGATGGTCAAATTAAATTAACCGAAGAGGAAGCTAAAATCATTAAGTCACAAACCAATCGAGACCTTGCGAAAAACTGGGAACTACTCGATATATTAAATCGACTTGAGCCTAATTCAGAAACAATCGAATCTGAGTTAGAACCAATCGAAAAACAAATTGTTGATGATAACAAAAAGGTAGCTAAAGAATTAGGCGCTGTGTCAAAAGAACTCGATTCCGCACAAGATCGTATTGAAAAGCTAAAAGCACAATTACAAGAACGTATTAATAATGTACGTGCTATTCGTGATAGTGGTGTAGGTGTGATTAGTGATTATATGAACCGTGCTAGGCAGGAATTAGGCGATTTGACCTTATCCCAAGCTAGTCAATATAAGAAATATCAAAACCAAGCTATTCGTGAAGGTAAGCGTGCTGATAGGGCATTGGCGGTCAATAAACTGGAAGAGGCACTACAAGCTAAACAATTACAACTCTTAAATCAAGCGAGAGCTCGTGTTGCGTTTGACAATGCACTCCGGATTAAAAAATTAAGAACTAAACTGCTTGATAACCTCAATAGAATGACACGTCCTAAAAATCCTATTGCTATTGAGCCTAACATGAGATACTTCTATGCTCATATGGCTTATCAAATGGGGCTTACCAAGTATGACGGACTAGAACCAGTAGACGGCTTTAATATGAATGCGGTAATTAATGCATTGGATCCTGATGCGGATATTCTAGGTGACCAAAGTATTACATTCCTTGACCCATGGATTGTACAACTATTCTATGGTAAAACACCTATGTCATTTAAAAATCTAACAATGAGTCAGTTGAACACACTGGAAGAATTAATGACAGGCATGTATAAGAATGGCCGCAACGCTTATGAAGGCTCTACCATTCTTAATGATAAAGGTGAATCGATTACATTTGATGATGCAGTAGATGGCATATTAACGGAAGCAATCGATACATTTGGTAAAGTTAATGGAAATGTATTTAATGCACAAAACAATCAAACAGGGTTGGAAGCTGTTGCAGGACTTATCAATAAAGGCAATTTATCATTGCTCAAGGTTGAAACATTCTTACGTCGATTAGGACCAGATGCTGTGAAATACATTTATGATCCGATTAGCCGTGCAACACAAGCCTTTAATGAACGCAAGGAAGTGTCCATGCGTATATTGGCAAAAGATGTATCCTCTGTGTATGGTAAGCGTGAATTATTTAACATCCGAAATAAGCATATGTACGATGTTGGGGAATTGCGTAATCTAACCAAAGAGCAAGTCATTGCATTAGCATTAAATTGGGGTACAGAACGTAACAGACAACGGGCAATGGAAACGGCCAAGGTAACTGAAGTTGAAATGGAAAAAGCCTTTCAAGAAATCTTGACTGATAAAGACTGGGAATTCATTATTCGGACATGGGATCATATCAATTCATTCTATGAAGAACGTAGCAAAGTCCAAGAGGAACTTTATGGTAATCCATTGAAAAAGGAAGAAGGTATCACATTCACTATTGGTGGTAGAACTATCGTTGGTCAGTATTATCCAATTGTGTATAATCCAGAAGTCAATGCAAGTATATCTGATAAGGAAGTCGAAGATATTGCAAAAACTATGGTTAGTAGTAATGCGATATTAGGAACTGGTATGAGTGCTACTAAATCACGGTTAGATGTAGTTAAGGATAAATCATTGTTGTTAGACTTTGACGTTATTCCGAATGCTATTACCGAATCAATCAATCACATAACCATGCGTAAAGCTGTGACTGATATTAATCGATTAGTAGCTAACAAAGAATTTCAAAACTATATTGTTGAGAAATTCGGCATGAACTCTTATCAATTTTTACGGACTTGGGTCCGTGATAATTGGAAAGATGAGGCGGCTAAGCTTGATGCATTTGGTAAGATTGTGACAGCATTAAAGAGAAACACATCTATGGCTATCATGGCTGGTCGTGTATCAGTTGCCATTCAGAATACCTTGAATATTCCTGTTGCTGCTTATCGTATTGGTGCCGGTAATGTACTTCGAGCTGTTAATCATGCAGGTGTAGGGTTCTATGGCCACGGTACAGAAACCTATAACAATACTCGTGACTTTGTATTAGAACAATCAATCTTTATGCGTGAACGTATTCAAACTTTGGATAAAGACCTTAAAAAGGGATTAACTATCCAAGGAAAGGGGCTCCGTATTAATGACAAGAATATCGGCGGGTATAAGTTTGAAAAAGGTGCTGCAATCCGTGATGAAATTAATAACATGGGATTCCGGTTGCTCACAGAAACAGACTTCGCCTTATCTATCCCGGTATGGAAATTCGCTTATGATCAAAAGATTGCTGAACTCCAATCCAAGGAAGGGTTAAGTACTGAGTGGATTAATCAACAAGCAATTGAAGCAGGTGACCGAGCAATACGGGATATATTCGGGAGCGGTGATACAAAGGACGCGGCAGCTATTCAAAGAGCCAGAAGTCCATTAACACAATTATTTGTACCATTCTATTCGTATGCTAATACTCTTTACAATATCATTGCAGAAGGTTGGTATACAGGTAAAGATAGAGGGGATTGGACACAATTTGCACGAATGCTATGGTGGTCTGTATTTTCACAAGCGGTTGGCATGGTGATTTATAAAGCACTAACAAATGGTGACGATGATGATCCAGAATCTATCGCCAAGTCTTTTGCCGAAGAATTTGTACAACAAGGCACTATGGGTATTCCGTTAGTGAGAGATATAGCCACTATGGGTATGAAATTTATTTTAGGAGAACGTCCATACAATAAAGGTAATACCGTAATGGGATTAAGTATCTTTGAGAAATTATGGGATACCGGTCAAGCTATCTCAAGTGACAATAAAGATATCGTTGATGTAGGCCGTTCGCTCAGTCAGGTTTCTAACCGTGTAACTGGTTTTAGTGATACCGTAACCGATGCTTTCTGGACATTGTTGCGTGTAGGGCTAACTGATACGGATGCCAAGATTGAAGATGTATTTATGTCAATCATATTAGATAAACGCTTAAAAACTAAAAAGGAAAAGAAGAAAAAATAAAAGTAAGGACTACCTAATTTCAGGTAGTCCTCTTTATATGCAACAAAGAAAGGCGGGATATTGTGATTCCACAAGTCAACAATCCAGTTGTTCAATACCAATGTGATGGAGTGAATAAGGTCTTTATTTGGCCATATGATTTTAACGACATTAAAGATGTTTCAATTATTCTAGTAGATAGTGATGGTAAACAATTTAAGCAAACAGGAAATATTGCATATGATGCAAAAAATAAAACGTTGACATATCCAAGTACTGGCGATCCATTATCGGCTGATTACAAAGTTATATTGTTTAGACAAACACCAATTTCACAAACAACAGAACTTGCTAATAAATGGCCGTATAACCATATTGAAAATATGAGCGATAAAGTTATTTTGATTCTACAAGAATTAAAAGAGCAATTAGATCGCACATTGCAAATTCGTGTAGGCGCTGATGAAGATCCAAATCAAGTTGCACGTGATATAGTCGATAATTCCATTGAGGCGGCTAAAAAAGCAATTGCAGCTGCATTAACTGCAGAGACTAAGGCAAATGAAGTGCAAGATAATGCAACAAAGCTAACAGCTATTAACGACAATATTAATGCATTATCTCAAACGGTGGATGATAAATTAGCGACTGCAAATACAGCTCTTATTCAAAGTGCTGATACATTTGAGAAAACCCAAGTACTTGCAGATAATACGAAAGCATATGCTGCGCAGGCAGAATCGAATAAGAAACAAATTAATGATTTAATATCTAAAGCAGACACGATTAAATCAGACATCGATAATAAACAAATCGCAAGTACAGGTAATGCTAAAAAGGCGGAAGATGCTGCCAAGCGTGCTGAAATAGCAGCATCGAAAGCCGAGGAAATAGCCGTTCCCGGCGGTAAAGGGATTGTAACTAAAACAGAAGCTGATGCTAAATACATTGGAAAAGAATCACTAAATGGTATTGTGTCGGTTAAAGACTTTGGTGCAGTTGGTGATGGTGTAGCAGATGATACGGTTGCATTTAAACGAGCTAATGATAATCTAAAGAATAAAATCTTATTAGTGCCAAATGGGCAATATAAACTGACTGAACATTTAACTTTTAATACAGTAGGTTCTGTCATGGATATGGGTGTATATACCAACATCAAGCCATATTATCCTACAGAAACACCAATGTTAAAAGGTGCATCCAACATAGCATTCGTGAAAAACATTACGTATGATGCAGAAGTTAACCAATGTCAAGGGTTTACTTACAATTCTAAAAAGAATGTATTTGTATTGGCTTGTATCAATGGTGAAGGTACTAATCAAATTCTTTACGAGCTTAACCCAGATACTTTTGAAAAAGTAGGTACTTATAAATTCAAGGATTCTGAGCGTCTAGGGCATTGTAATACCATGACATACAATCGGTATACAAATAAGATTTACATTACCAATGGGCTTAAAAATGGCAATAATTTGACGGTTATCAATGCCGATACTATGGCAATCGAAAATACTATTACATTACAAGAAAAGGTATTTAACATTGACTATGATCCGATTACACGAACATACGTATCCATTGTCCCTATCGCTGGTAACCAAAGAGTCAGAACCATCAATCTATATAATGATGAATTCAAAAAGCTGAAGACTTACCAAGTCGATTATATCTATCCAGACATGAATAATAACGGCGCCTTCATGCTCAATGGAGCTATTATGTCAGCAACACTAGGCAGTTTGGTTGAATGTACTCCGTTTGGGACGGTTAAACAGATCATTGAAATCAATCGTGAAACTGAAATTGAAGATATTGCGTATTACAATGGCAAGTTCTATTTTTCTGTGCTTACTCAAAAGCCTAACAAACGTCACCAAGTGGACATATATGTTGGCGACCCAAATTACGACTTTGAAAACTCAATCAATATGCAACGGTTGAAAAATCTTGATTATTTAGGGTTGAGTGGCGGCAAGATGAAGGGCCCTATTATCATGCCCAATAATACATCTGTGCAAGTAACAGATACAAACGGCGCAGCACATCATGCGGTTAAGATGTCTACTGGCAATAGTATGGAATTTGGCATGAGTGATAACCGTACCGTATTTCTCGGCACATCGTTAGGCTACTACGACAAGAACAAAAACAAAACTTTTAAAGTATTAACTGAGGACGATATATCCGGTACCAATACTGGCGAACTAATGTTAAAAGAAGATGCCGAAAAAACGTATGTAAAGAAAAGCGGGGATACCATAAATGGTAATTTAGTTGTAGATATTATTAGTGGACCTAAATACAACCCTGACGATTTTGTAAAATCTCCATCAAAATTTACTGGACTAAAAGTTGGTGAGGCTAACGAGGTTATGATTGGTGGGAGAAAATGTTGGGGCACATGTATTTCTATTCCTTGGAGTAATTTTAATGATAATCGTGTATTAGGGTGTCAACTATATTTCGCAAATTCAAACGACATGTATATACGGTTTGATAATGATTCATCTGAATTTCCGTTAGAATGGCGCCGAGTTGCTACATTCAAATTAAATGGACATTTATTATTTGCAAACGGTGCAGAATTGTGGGTGGAATAATGGCAGTTATCAAAACCAAGACACCTAATGGGCAAATACAAACATACAATTTAACAGATAATTATAAGGACACGGGTGGTAATTACATCCGTGTCCGTTTTAATGACCAAGATTTTTATGCAAGGGTTTCAGTGAATGTAACGCCATTAAATGTTGTTAAGTCAAATGGAGATAGAGGGTATGTGCAATATGACCCTATAGGATTCAATACATGGAAGTGGGAAGCATGGCATGTAGAAAAGTTTAACCGATGGTATGTGTACTTACCAAAAGGTAAATATAGAGTAACAATTACTGCAATGACAGAAAAAGCTTATGAATTAACGATTCCTACATCTAAAGATATTGAAATCACAATTACAACATATAGGAACAATAATAATGATGATTTCATTAGGTTTAATATTGACAATCAAATTTCTAGGAAAGAATTCATTGATAAGGGGATTAAGCGTTTAGTAATTGAAAGGACAGGGAACATATGATTGAAATCTTCGCTCCGCCACCATCTATTATGGTGGGATTAAATGAAAATGAACTTGTACAAATATCATTAGCTATATTTTGTACTTTGATATTGGTATTTGTTGATACGATATTGCGCATCTTAGTCGAGGTGCGCAATTTTAATATCGCAACGAATAGACCTTGTACGGTGACCAATACAATACTTGCCATACTTTGGCGTGGATGGGGATATGTTGAAATCAATGGAAAGAAACATAGATTCCTTGTCAGCAATAAATTAAGGGCTGATATGACAAAGAAATTGGTTAAATCCTATCCTTGGCTTTTCTTATTGTCATTTATCTTGCTTACATTACCAGATGTAGAATTTATTTTCTTAGGTCGCATCGATGTGTTATTAAGCACCGGAATGTATCTCATTCCCATTGTAATTGAGTTAGCATCTTGTGTAGAAAACATGATCGAGCTTGAATTAGTAGAATCGAGGTGGTTCAAACGTGCGATCGGTTTAATTCAACAATTAATAGCATTCATTAAATCTGTAAAAGAGGCGATTAAATGATTGAAAAAATTAGCATTCGTGAGGTATTAACAATCCTCATCCTAGGGGCGGTCAATATAATGGCCGTCCTTTATGGTTATAACGAATTGGCCATGAGTATTTCCTCCGGGCTCGTTGGCTATTTAGGAGGACGTGAATCAAATAGGAAGGAGCAAAACAAATGGAACTAGGAAAATTAAGTGCTGCGTATGAAAGCAATGGGGACCCAGCTATTGTATCAACAGGCGAGGGGGACCGTGGGGGAATTTCGTATGGTGCTTACCAATTAGCAAGTAATTGCGGAAGTGTAGATGCGTTTCTTGGTTGGGGGTTGCGTCAAGAAGATGGATTCTACAAAGATTATGCGAGAGCCCTTCAAAGTGCAGGACCTATTAACTCCAATGAGTTCATTAGCAAATGGCAAGAACTAGGAACTGTGGATCCTAACGGTTTTATGGAAATGCAGCACGACTACATTAAATATGCTTATTATGATGTGGCGTGTAAGGAATTATCCAATCAATTATTTGATGTAAATAAACATAGCCGAGCATTGCGTGATGTTGTATTTTCTGCGGCCGTTCAATATGGTCCCGGTGAAGTTGTTAATCTTTTTAAAGAGGCAATGCAATATGTTCCGGGTTGGGAGCCTGATTGGAACTTATCTTATGTAAACGACATTAAGTTTGACTGGGACTTAATAAATGGCGTGTACGAGCAAAGAAAGTTACATCCATGGAACTATAATGGTAATCCAAATTGGTTGCGTGAAAATCTTGTTGAACGTTTTTGTGCAGAAAAAGCACAAGCATTAGAAATGTTCTCGCAAGAAATGCAAGAAAGGGGTCTATGATGAGCCTTTGGACTTTTAAGGCATTATGTTACCTAAAACGACATAAAATTCTCATAGGGGGGCTAATTTTAATTATTTTAGCTATTGTAGGGGTATCTATATATAATTCACATCAAGTTAAAAAGCCTGTGCTATTAAAACAGGAGCAAATAAAAGATCCTGTAAAACTGGCTAATGCAATTCATATTACTAAAGATGAAGCACAACAAGTTGTTTCCAAGATGGAAACTGCTCAACCGGTAACCACATATTATGTACAGGCCCCTACGGTAGAACAGGCGGCCAAACAAACGCAACGGGCTATCAAACATGAGGACCCGGCATTACCTAAAGCAGCAACGGAAAAGGCGGATAGAACCGCAGTAGTTGCTAATACGGATAAACAAAAGGTGGACGTTTATAAAATCAACCTAAACAAGGCTCATAAGATTAAAGCTGGTGTAACGGTATTAGACAGTAAAGCCTATGAGACTATTGGCTATCAAGCAGGCAAAGTTGAAGTATTAGCACACTTTGACGGACAGCATTTTGAAGGTGGTAGTGTTCTGTATACAGTAAAGGAATGGTGATCCAATTATCTCCGAGTTGCACGGTTTGCAACAGTCAACTATTAGATGATAGTTAATGGGGGTGATAAAATTAGTACACTATATCTTGACGATGACATGATGCCGTATGCTGATATATTTTTAAAAGCAATAGCCAATATTGAGGCATTGGGATATTCTTTTAAACCTGATTTGTTGATACATAAATATATCGGAAGAAGTAAAAAGCTATTAGGCATAACATATTGGTATAATGATGACTCTTGCTTGATTGAGTTAAGTAAGGATAATCATAATAAAGATATAGAACTAAATACAATCTATCATGAACTGGCACATGCTACTGTTGAATGCCATTTCAAAGGTCATGGTAAAGAGTTTAGGAAACTACGGAAAAAGATAATTGACGCTTACAATATTGATATTGGCGGCGCAATATTACAATGAGGTGAAAATATGGCAAAGACATTTGAATTTAACAACAAAACTTACAATTTCGCAGAAGATATTCAAGTTCCGGAAGAAGGTTTATTTGAAGCAACACTAGTCGATGAAAATAACCATCGCTGTGAAATGCTGTTCCGGAATGGTAAATTATTCCGATTAACTGAATTAGATTAGAAGTAAAAATCGCAAATTTTACCACTAAACATAATATTGAATAGTAAATTACAACAAAAGGGGTACCCAATCGGTACCCCTTATTTTTTTTGACGTCAAATAAACGTCAAAATTTATATGTTATTATTGATGATTTTTGCATATAATCATTTTGTGTAAAAACATGGCCACAATGATTATTACTGGAATTTAACTAAATATATGAAAATACTAAAAATATATGATAAAATACATATATTATGACTAGACGGTGGCTGAGCCATTCGATGATTTAAAGGGGACCT